CTAAAGGCATTGTCGCAACGCCTCTGTCTGACAGGTTCGTGTTTGCAGATGCCGCCGATACAAAATTGATATATGCTCCTGGCAGCACCTTATTCTGTGCGGTAAATGTTCCTCCACCTAAAGCCATTTATTTCACCTTTCCTTTCATATATTTTTCTAATAACGTATCCGCTTCTGCTTTTGTGTACTTTTTGTTTTCATCAAGCAATGCGTCCATTATATCTTTCCTGGCACTGTACTTTGCACAGGCAAGAAGCTGTTCTTTTGTAAATTTCTGTGCCGCTTTTCCCTGCGGCTTTTCTAATACCTTTCCACTCGCATTTGCCATTTTGTTACTCTCCCTTCATTTCTGACTGAATTTTAATCTGTCCCATCACCTCAGAACGTACCGGTTTTTTCAATATTACCCGGTTATAATTCACAAAAAAATTCAATACACCGTCAACCAGTTTATGGTTCTTATTCGTTCCACGTATTGCTCTGTCCTCATCTAACGGAGTAACATACTCTAAAGCAAACATCATACGCTCTGCCACATCGTTGCACTCTGCGTATGGATTCAGTTTAGATTCAGGAAAGTACTGGATACAGAATGCATTATTTTGCAGATACCGCTGCCCGCAAAGCGGGCTTATGCTCTGGTCAATCAACTGTATAAAAAAACAGGGCTCTTTCAAGTCCTGCTTTATCTCATCCTTGTG